AGTTTAGTAGATAATTATAAATTTCACAATAAGCCCCATATACGCATGAAGGGGGGCACAATAATGCGTAGAGCTCCATTAGCGCCTAGTAATCAAGGACAAGCTATACGTGGACAACATCCTACTATGTGTATTGTAGACGAAAGTCCTTTAATTGATGATAGATTGTTTGTTGATAACGTAGAACCAGCGATAGTTTCAAATAAGGCCCCGTTCATAAATTTAGGTACACCAAAGTCAAAAGAGAATCATATGTATAGGTATTTGTACGATGAAGCGTATGAACCTACCTTTACTAGATTACACTTTACGTGGAGAGATGCGATAAAGAAAGGAGATGCCTATTCAGCTCCTTATACTGAAATAGAAATGTTAGATAAAATGACTGAATGGGGAGAAGACTCTATCTACTGGAGGACAGAATATGAATGTGAGTTTGTAGAGAGTGTATCGAATATATTTAATCCAGAAAAATTAAGGGATTGTTTTGATGAATACGAACCGTGGACACGAGATACCATTATCGAGGGTGGAATATTTCCTCCTAACATCACTGTCGGTGTTGATGTTGGTAAATCTGTCAATTCTACTGTTATTACAGGATGGGCAAGGGAGAAGTCTATGGGGCATGATAAAGGAGAAGATATTGCACGATTGGTCTATGTGGAAGAAATTAATCCTAGAACTGGTGGACACGACATTCCATATCAGCGTAGACGTATCATTGACGTCTGTAATATGTTGGGTGCTAATAAGCTTATTGTTGATTGTACTGGTATTGGTGGTGCAATTGAACAAGACCTCAGACTAGATTGTATAAATAGCACTCCTCAAATTCATTTTTTACCCTTTGTTTTTACAGGAGGTCCACGAGGGTCCAAGACCCAGATATATAGAGATTACGTTTCTTATGTACAACAAGACAGAATTAAGATACCCAACCCAGAAGGTTTACCTGCACCTATTAAAAGATTAGTAATGAAATGGTATGCAGAACATAGAGATTTAGAATATACAATGGATGCAGCTAATAAAACAGAAAGGATAGCAGCTCCAACTGGTAAACATGATGATTATTGTGATAGTTCCGTTATGGGTATACATGCTACATTAAGTATATTGCCCGGCTCTGCTACTTTTACTTCTACAAGTAGAGGAGGGGCGCGTAGGGACGCAAATATATATACACAAAAAACTAATAGAACAGGAATTTTGACTACTTCACCCCGTCGCCATCGTATTAATAAAGGTTTTCCATTGTAGCACAAACTTTAAATACTCGTGTGGGTTTATATAGTATTGATAGCCATGTCCATAGTTGATAGAGTGCGAAGACGCTTCGCTAGTATAGGGAGTAATCCTCCCTTTAAGAAGGACGACCCAGTAAGTTATGGTGAGGGAATCATTAAAAGAATCCGTCTCACAAATAACAAGTTTCAAGCAATGGGAAAGGGTGAGTATGAACCCCATATAGGCCAACCAAGGACTTATATGAATGTATACTTACAAGACCCTATTGTTAGAACCTTAGTTGACCTTCCATGTTTTTATGCTGTTAAAGATAATTTTGATATTGTAACAGAGGAAGACAATATAAGAGAAAAAGTAGAAGAAATGTTTAGGGACATTAATATAGAACAGATTCTATATGGATGGGTCCGAAACGCCCGTATATTTGGTACGGGTTATTTGGAGTGGACCGGAGACAATTTAGTACTTCGTTCTAGCCAGAACATGTTTGTTAAAAGAAACGAGCATGGACAAGTGATGTATTATTATCAAGATATAGGTGACGATAAAGAAAATATTAGATTTGAACCTGATGAGATAATAGAATTAAAAAATAATCCATTTGATGATTATGCATATGGATTGTCTGATATACATCCTATTATGTATCTAGTAGACTTAAAAGATTACGCAGAAAGAGATATAGGTGCTGCATTAAATAAATATGCAATATCTAGATTTGATATATCTTGTGGTTTACCAGATATGCCTTATGGGCCAGATAAAATCAACGAAGTTGTTGATGCATTTAATAATTTGGCTCCGGGCGAAGATATAATACATGGTAATGATATACAAATTAAAGAACTAGGAGGAACTCAACGAGCCTTTGAATATGGAAAGTATACAGATGATATATTATCTAAAATACATATGGCATTAAAAGTTCCTATGACTATGTGGACTGACCCAGAAAAGGCCCGTCCTATATTTGAACCATATGTTAATTATTTACAGTCTGCAATTGAGGGTGCTCTCAACTCTCAATTAATGCCACAGTTAGAAAGTGGTGAAGCTAAGTTTAAATTCCGTCAAGTTAATATTGACGACGCATTTACAAAAGCTAAGACAGACATGATATATTTATCTGAAGGTGTATTATCACCCGGTGAAGTTCGTGAAGAAAGAGGTCTTGACCCTGAAGGAGTTGTAGAATTAGATATGGAAACTTCTGAAGATGTCAAAGCCAGTCCGTTAGAAGGAGGACCGGGAAGTAAGAACGCCAATGTATCCGGTGGAAAGGATACTGATAAAAAAGAAGAAAGTGCAAGAGCGCAAAATAGGGGCAATAAGCCCTCCGCAAATGCAACGGGAGATAGAACATGAAGTACGACAAGTGCAAGACATCCGTTAGTGCAACACTAAAAAAGCGTGGTTTTGATAATCACAATGAGTTAGCAGCAAACATGTGTAATATGTGGGCTGAGGAAAATGGTGTAGAGCGGGAATTCGCAACAGAAGCAAAAACCACAGAACCTGTACGTCGAACTTTTGGTATTTCCTTAGGGGAAGAACCTAAAATGACATTTAATAGTGATGAGGGAGTAGATTCTGTTACTTTCCCTGTGATAGCTATTACTTCGGGCCTTCATACATATGAAGAAGACGAAAAAGAACAAAAGGTTTATATAGAACCAACCATATTAAAAAGTAATATAGAAGCTTTTAAAGAGCTTCCTATTTACATAAACCATCAAAGGACGCCTGAGGATTTAATCGGCATGGCTACTGACCCTCAGTTCATCGAGATGGAAAATGGTAAGAATGCAGTGCAAATGATGGCTACTGTCGATAATAAGACAGGACATGGTCAGGAAGTGTTGAATAAAGTCAAAGACGGGGATATGACTCACGTTAGTATTGATTGGTTTTCCAATGATGTTGACGTCATGGGTGACACATACGCCACCAAGTTACGTCCCACAGAAGTTAGTTTCATTGACAATGAAAAAATGGACCCCGTCTGCAAGGAATGTAAAATAGGAGAGAAATGTGATTCACAAGCTAAACATGATGACGACCACGACTGTGGTTGTGGTGGACATGATGGAGCATGTGGATGTGAAGACGGGAACAAAGAGGAAACTATGACAGAAGAAGTATCCAATAAATCCGACGCAGAGAATATTGTCGAGCGCGAGTTCGCTTCTCTACGTGGACAACTTGAAGAAGCCCAAGCATCTAATGCAGAGATGAAAGCTCAGTATGAGGAAGCTTTGAAACAAATCGAAGCTTTCAAAGAAGCTGAGGAAGAAAGAGCTGCAAAAGAAGCTGAAGCTCGAAAGTTAGAAACTATTGAAGCAATTATATCCAAGGAAGTTATTTTTGGAACAGTCCAAGAAGAATCCAAGGATGCTCGTGTCGAGGAACTATCTGCTTGGGATGAACCAAGGCTGACTGGATTCAGCGACGCTCTCGCTCAAATGCCAGTTCCTGAAGCTGACACAGAAAGACAATTTGGTAAAGGCAAAGCTGCCGATGCTGAAGAGACTCCTGTAGAAGAGAAGGAAAGGCAATTTGCAGTCGAGATGGCAAAAGATGGGCGTATTAAGCTCAACAAAGAATTACTAAGAGGTAATTAAATATGGCAACAGAAATATTAGTAAATGATGGTGGTGCACCAGCAAGAATTTTACCATTCACAGCTGGAAGCACTGTTACAGCAGGAATGCCTGTACAAATGGGGTCCGATGCAGAAGTAGATAACTTCGCAGGTGCAAATGGAAAACCATTAGGTGTAGCATTAACAACTGTAACTTCTGGAAACCTAGCAAGTATCATTGTAGGAAGTGGAGTAATTTTGAATATGTACTGCTCTGGAACTATTGGCAGAGGCGATGGTATCGCTACTCTAGCTGATGGTAATGTCGGTCAAGCCGGCAGTGCAGCAGCTTCAATCGGTTATTACATTGACACAAGTGGTGCTCACGCAGGTGCAGCTTCATTACAACAGGTTCTGTACCTAGGGCTATAAGGAGATAAACTATGGTAGCATTAAACTCAAATTTGGCACCCGGTGTTCTTACATCCCTT